AAATCATCGATATCCAGCCCCCGGTAGTTTTTGAGTTCGTTTGAGTCGGCCATGGCGATCAGCTGATGAACATTCATTGTTCTGAGCGTCATCATGATATTGGAGATCTTACGGGCCATTTTTGCTTCATCGGCCAGCGCTCCCTTGATGTGATCAAAGAAATCTACGTTGAACAGCGTATGCTCGCGAAGCCACTTGAGCTCTTTTCGGGACCGGCATGTGTATACTGACATGTGGACCATCTCAGTGTCCTTTCCATTCTGGATTCGTTTTGTCGAATCATAAATGAATTGGATTTTATTTATTGGAGCCGGTACCTGTACCCCATTCCTTTTGTCGCTCGTAATGACATTGTATGTCATGTACGAAACAAAAGAAACCTGTTCGTCCAGAGGAAGGGCGTCATCAGGGTCATCCACAACGGCCACGTTGTCGAACCTGAATTGACGAGTGTCTTTGTCAATAATGTTTGAGTCCCCCATTCTTTCATAAAGCGGTCTCATTGCTTCAGCAATAGCAGCAGCGCTTGCTTCTGCTCCAAAAGAGCCGGATTGAATCTGCTGCTTCAGGCTATCAATCTGTTGTTGCTGCAAATCAATGATCTTTTGAATAGCGGGATCAATTGATGATACCTGCTGTGTTGGGGCAGACTGGTTGTCTTTTGCTGTCTCTTCTGCCTTTCCGTCGAATTCTTCCAATGCCATAATTCTGATTGTTTTAAATAAGGGCTCCCGGTAAAGGAGCCCTATTCGTTTTTTCTTACAGGATGTTGATGATGAATGATCCTGGAGGGTTATTGAATCGGATCGAGAACTGAGCCTTCACCCAGAAATCGGTCCAGTCACGGTACTCGCCTTTGCTCATGTCGTTCGTCTCTCCCATATCCATGGCAGGGAAGCCCTTCATTTTTACCGGCTGAACAGTTTCCTGGTCCAGAACGATAACACGACGAGCCCAGTCCGACGTGAAACACGACTCCTCTCTCCACAGTTCGCATGGAACAAGGACGAATTTCATCGTTCCAAGCTCAATGTATTTGAGGTTGAGGTTTGCCAGCTCGTTGTCGGGCTGATAACGGAGACCCGGCTGTTTGTAGATTTTCGAGAATTCATTGAGGATCTCATCCGTTCCGTAAATGAATCGAACTCCACCTTCGGTTTTGAAGTTCGTTTGGAAGGCAGTCGCCTCAAAAGTCGACTGGAGTCCAGCAACTGTAGTTGTTGGGTTTGCGGCACCGGCCTGAACCATGAGCGGGTAGATACCACCCATCGCTTTTGCCACGTAACCGTTGCTGATCGTGTACTCCCCGCGCTGGCCATTCCAGAACGAGTTGAAGATGTCGATGCGAAGCTGCTTCATCTTCTGTTCCTTGTCTCGCTCCAGATAATCTGTAGTGCCCAGGTTGATGTACTTCTGCATTTCGATCGGCGTCCATCTTTGAGCACGCATGAAGAACTGAACGTAATTGTAACGAGTTACAACATCGAGGCGTTCATAGTTGGAAATGTAATCCATGCCGTCTGCACGGATCGTAGATTGGATCGCGAATGTATCACCTGTTGCAACTGCAGGAAGTCCGGCATTGGTAAGGGAGTTTACGGTAGCATTGTTTCCTGAAACCTGCGTGATGACGCCATGCGTTCCATCAGGATAGATAATGATCAGGTCACGGGTAACTCGCTGAAGCGAAGGGGCCGTAAGCGGAATTGTTTGCGTTTGGTGCGTTCCTGGCGAGGCAGCCTGGGCACCCACGTTACCTGCAGCAACGATCGCGCTGCGTCCGAATGTGTTTTCTTTGTATTCATGCTCGTCAGAAAGAACATCTTCAAAATCCTTTGAAAATGCTACTTTGAGCGAATTGAATTGTGCAGGTGCGGCATCGAAAATCTTGCCGTAAATGGCTTTGCGGATCAGATCGGTTTCTGCCGGAGAGTACTCGGACTCCGCTCCGTAAAATGAACCCTGCGGGTTTGTGTTCAGGTTCCCGAAAGGCGCGTTACCTTGGCCCGGGATGTAGTTAATGTTTGACATTTTAACGTTCTTTGAAAAAACTTATCATGAAATCAGAAATGAAACTGCTTGGTTTTTCTGTTTCCAGTGATGAAATTTAGTTTTTCCTGTACTGCTGGTCTTATTCCTGTCTGTCCTGCTGATCCAGAGCTTCCTTTTTGCCCTGACGGAGTATCTGCTACATGATTCATGATAGCTTGGTTTCCTATAGATTCTTTTCGGTTCTCGAGCATCTTTAGGGATTGCTCAAGAAGATTTTGCCCATCTCTGGCCATTGCTACTCTCAGGAAAGCATCCTCTTTGAGAGTTCCATCTTCATTGAGGAAGAGATTCCAAACCTTTCCTGTTTTGAAGTCATCAGCAACAGCTGTGAGGTAAGCCTTGTCTGCATCAGGATACTTTGATGCAAGGTAATTCTGGCTGGCAAGAATAGATGCCTCTACTCTTTGAGCTCTTTGAGCATTTTCAGCGACCAGTTTTTCTGATTCACTTTTAATACTGTTTGATTTCGAGACGAATTTCTCTTGAGCTGTTGCGATCGCCAAATCTACAAATGCCTTTGTTTTTGGGTCGCAATCAGACTGCGAGTACTCCTCCCATTCTGCTTCGGAAACTTTGCCGGGCATGATTGCATTGACCAGGGTCTTTGAATCATACGATTTGACATCCTTTCCGTAATCGACGATCGAATTGCTTGCCAATTCTTTCCAATTGCCTCCGCTCTGCCATGTTGTGATCATTTGATAGAGCTGCGGATCCATCTCGCTGAACATTTTCGAAATGTTGTTCATTTGATTTTCGAGATCCGCCAACTTGGCCTGTGAGGCAACAATCGATTCAATTTTCTCAGGGAGCTTTTCGATAGAATCAACCCCCAGCTTGCTCTTAACAAGATCGGCTACTCCATCGACCGTAGTGAGGTTTACTCCTGGCGTTTCTTTTCCCTCTACGCCATCTTTTTTACCTTTTTTAGGGTCGAATTTTCCACCAAAAAGGCTGTGCTCCAAAAAGACGTCATCTTCAGAGCTTTCCTTTTTTTCTTCTTTTGAGTCTGCTGCAGGAGTAGTTTCTTTTGAAACATCCTGAGATTTACTTGCCTCTTGTTGGTTGTTTGGGGCGTCGACCTTCTCTTGTTCCGATGTCGGGAAGAGATTTAACGAGGCCCCTGTTTCAACTTTTATATTTGGTTGCTGAGCCTGTTTAGTCTCAGCAGAAGCAGCTTTATTGCTTACATATTGCGCCAACTCCTGGCTCCCAGTCACAGCGGCAATCCTTGCCATCCTGGAGAGATCCGGTGTTGATGCAGATTGTTCCCCTGTACCCTGTGTAGTTGTAGATTCTTCTGCCATAATTCATGAAAACTTGAAACAAATATATATTTTTTTGTTTTTAGGTGAAACAAAAAGAAAAAAATTACGTAGCTGCCTTTTCTTGAGGCGATGCAGACATGACGGCTTTGGCCAAGTCAACATTCTGCTTTCCAAACTGTATAGCAGCATTTTGATTCTGTTCGTTGATTTGATCGTTTCTTTCTCTCTCTGCATACTGCTGCTGCTGAGAAAGTGCAAATCTTTGAGCTTCTGCTTGCTCTTTGGCTTGTCTTCTGGCTGCTTCAGCTCTTATTCCAACCTGAGATCTCAGCTTCATTGTAACATCATCAGGAGTAGCCCTGTTATACAAATCTGCGAATCCTTTTTCATCAATTAATTGATATTGGTAGAGGGCCATTAACATTTGATTAGCCTGAGATTTCAGCGTCTCATCGCTGTTTTCCTGCGTGACGAAGGCCCGGAAGTCTTCGTTCTCGAGGTCTTTGGAAAGCTTGAGAGTCTCAACCCCTTCATCTCCGGTTATAATTGAAAGCTCTCGTTCATTGTCCAGATAAAATCTTTTTCCGACCGTCGCTGCATCCTGATACAGCTGCAGGAAAAAATTCCTCATGGCATAATAAAACGGCTCTTGCATTAAAGAACCTCTCTGGATTAACAGTTCCGTTACACCTACCAACTGGTCGGATCCTGTAGATTCACCCTTCAGACCTTCATTGATGCCAGAAGTATCTGTCATCATTTGCTTGATTATTGGTATGACGTTGAACATGCCATATGTTCCGGCTTTCGGTGTGTTGTCATAGTAGCCAACGGTGTTTGTAATGCCCTTACCTCGAGTACGAACGCTAATAGGCTTTCCTTCCTTTGAATCTGTATAAACCTTCGCCAAAGAAGCCGGTCCGTCGGACAAGCTGTCTTCATCCACCACCATGCCTGATCCTCCTGAGTTATTTATCAATTGCTCTGTGACAGAAAGCACCCTGTTGATGAATCGTTGCGGGTCGATAGCATCATCGATGGGACTGAATACGTCCCCATTCAAATAACCCCAAGTCTGGAACTTTATTGGAAATTTGACATTGTTATAATCCATCTGATCGATAGACTGGTACTCAAGTCTGCCATACTCAAGAGGAATGTCATATTCCATCGATTTTTTTGATGGATTATAGTCTTGGTATGCCGGGCCCACACACTCGCCTGGAATGAATCGACAAAAACGTACATAGTCCAGGTATCTACTGATCTTTTTCTTTCCCTTGAATGCCTTTTTGTTTTGATTTGTGTCAGGCGGATCAATAAGGTCCGAATCTGTATACCTCGGCTCCGTATCACCAGGGTATACGTAGTTAACCTTGACCAGCATTGGATAATCGAACTCGTCTTTGATGTATCCCATCTCACAACGTTCTGTATCCTTCCAAAACGAATTGTATGTAGGTATTCTGTAGGCATTTACCGATCTGTTGGATATTGAGTTCATCATCATATTCCCAGAAGACCAAACCTCTGTGTACCGTTCAATGGCATTTGCTTGGTCAGGATCAAGCTGCCACCTCTCATTGATATAAGAGGGGTCAAGATCCTTCATGTAACCACAGAATGAGGCGTCGGTTAAATCATTCTTCCTGGCGTTCCTGTCCCAGTAGCAGTCATCGGATTCCAGAAGTTCGTACCTACGATCGCCTCCATGATTAAAGGCTTCAGATGCGATTAGACCTGTTGTGGCAAGGTTTTCCGCCACTTTTGTTTGCTTGTCAGCAAATTCGTTCAGGTAAGAAACGTAACGGAGAAGCTTGTTCATCTGCTTTACGTAATCGTCAACATAGAGATTCTCGAAAATCTGTGTGGTTTCAGTTTCGTCTTCTCCAATGGATCCATCTTTCTTTCTCATCTGCTGACCAATCCAAGGAAACTCGTTTGCAACCCTTGTCTTGAATATTTTTTCAGAAAGAAGATTCTCCCTTCTGTTCACGCTTAACGGAGATATGTTTTTCAGGCTGGCATTTATCTTCATGATCACGGCATTACCACGATACTGCTCGACCATCGGGCGAATAAGGTTGTGGCGGATCTTGATCCTGTTTCTTGTTTGGCCTGTAGTGTCCATCAAAAATGCAATCGTGTCTTCATCCATGATCCATTGATTGTTCATGTAGAAGTTGCGATTGATTTCTATGCGCCTGAGCCATAAGTTGTGCTTCTCATTATAAGAATTGGCTACGATCCACCTTGCGTAATCAAGGTGATACTGGACATTTTCGTCCTTATTTTCTACGGTAAGCCGGTTCGGCTTATTCGGATTGGCTGAAAGTATAAACATTATCGTCAATCGTTTTCTTCATGAAACCCATCAAGGAATGACATGTCAAATTCTTGTGCTTCTTCTTCCTTTCTTACAACACTAAATCCTGACTCAATTTGCTTGATCAAATCCGGCATCATCTTTGTCGCCTTTTCTACGCAATCTACAAATGCCTTGTACTTTCCGAAATCAAACTCTCCGTTTGCATTTTGAAACAATGTCTGATCAGAAGCGTCAGTATTAATGATTTTTTCCAGATTCTCGAAGCCCTTTTCAAGAATTTGAAGCGCCCGTATTCTTGGGCCTATTCTGAAGCTTCGCATACGCTGTATTGCATCTGCAATCTTATCACCCCAATGTCCGGCTTCCAAATTTGCAAGTTTTTTCCGATCCAATTCTTTTGATAGCACATTCCTATATGCAAACTCAACGGCATACTTAGCTCTCTTTGCGTCACTTGTAATTTTGTGAAGGGGAGAAGCCTGACATGCCATGTACCAAACAAAAAGCATGTCATTATTGGTCAATACTTTGAATTCTGGATACTGTTTAAGTTCTGGATAATCGGAAAAAACAGAGCTGGATGTCTTGGGCATAAATATGCTAAAGTCACTTATTGTGATGTCCTGCACTACAACATTTTGTTCGTCTTGTCCCATTATCTTACTGGTTTGATTCTTCTTGTAAGCGTTCCGTCCGGGTTTCTATGAAGTTCATATTCAACAAATTTACTTGAATTCTCCTTCGAGTCAATTTTAACCGGAGGCCGGAAGCTTTTGAACGACTCTGCACAAATATATGCAAAAGCTAATGCGAACAAGACATCGTCTCGATGTTTTCTTGGATCAGCGGGTCCCCATTGCTCATTTCCGTTGTCATTCATTTTACAGACAAAGGTCTTCAGTTGCTCGAATATTACAGGGAAATAGAATTTAGATCCGTATGAAGCCACAACTTCATACATCTTGTCTATTATGAGCTTGTTCCTAAACGTACGGTTATCAATACCAATGTGCTGACCCCCGCCCTGCAAAGCTTCCGGATAGATCTCCAGTTTGTGAACAAGACTGTCATAGAATCCTTTGTTATCAACGTAGTCAATGTAGGCCTGACCGATGTTGGACTCCACAAGTTCCTTCGGTATCTTTTTTGCTCCGTAATAAATACCTAGAAGCATCGACTGAAGGAATGTGTATTTGTGATCAGGATCACGATAATCCATGATCGCCACAGGGGTGTTGAAATAGGCGTCAAAAACTACAGATGACATGTTGGAATAGCCATTGTCTGTCATGATCGGGTCAGTACCCTTGTAGTACCTGTTGTCCCATCCCTGCTTGGGATGCTGAAGTATCCAACATGATGCTACACCTCTTTCATCCCTGTCATCAACAGGAATAAACCTGGCCCCAACTATTTTGTACGGAACATCGCTGTTCTCGTCCATTGGTTTGGTTTGGTCATAAATTGGCTCCATGTAGCCTCTCTCAACCTTGTAACCTGAATTTCTGATTCTCTCCTGCTGCTCCTTGATCCAGTCTATCCCGACCAGCAATTTGTATGAAGTGAGGAACATATCCTCGATTGATGTGGGGTATGCCTGTCTGAACTGGATAGCCTTTGTCTCCTTGTCAGGTCCTTCAACAGTGTACACCTTTTTCTCGTTCCGAAAGTGCTCTTCAGTCATACCAGGGCGGGTAGTGTAGTCAAAGAATATCGGAATCATACCACTTTCATAGTTGCCGTCATTCCACAGCTTCAACACACTGTGATATTCAGTTTCAAAGGACTTCCCACCGC